TGCTACGAAGCTTACACCTTCAAGTTTACAAAGGACGCAGAGTTTGAGATCGATCAAGACCTTCGTACGAGTGTCATCGAGAAGGTCTCTCGTGGCGTGAAGCGACGTAAGCGAGGGGAAACAGTCCGTGTAGTCTACGATGAAGCAATCCCTCCCATGGTGCTCAAGAAGCTGAGCGATATGGCAGAGCTGAATTACAGAGACACACGTGTCGGAGGCGGACGCTACCACAACATGCGTGATCTGATGACCCTACCAGACTGCGGACGCAAAGGCTTACGTTTTCACCCTCGTGAACCTCTTCGTATGGATGAGCTTCGCTACACTGAGAGTGTGATCGCTGAAATCCTAGAGCGAGACCGCTGTGTACACTTCCCTTACCAGAGCTTTGATCATTTCTTGCGCCTTCTGCAGGAGGCAGCGATAAGCCCTGCCGTAACAGAGATACGTATCTCCCTCTATCGAGTGGCGCAAAGCTCTAAGGTAATCAAGGCTCTGATGGCTGCAGCTCAGAACGGCAAGCGTGTAACAGCTGTCATTGAGCTATTGGCACGCTTCGATGAGCAATCCAATATCAGTTGGAGCAAGAAGATGCAGGACTCTGGTATCAATGTGGTCTTTGGACATGAGAAACTAAAGATCCACTCCAAGCTCGTCTATATAGCTACAACCCAAGGGAACATCGCTTGCATTGGCTCAGGCAACCTCCACGAAGGGACAGCAAAGGTCTACACAGACCTAATGCTCATGACGGCACATAAGGGGATCACGAGTGATGTCCTTAAAGTATTTGATTTCATTGAGCGTCCATTCCTCAACATTCATTTCAAAGAGCTCCTCGTTGCCCCAAATGACATGCGCCAGCCTCTCTACAATATGATTAACCGTGAAATACGGCTAGCACGCTCTGGGAAAGAGGCATTCATCCGACTAAAGCTCAATCATATCGTTGATGAAAAGATGGTGCAGAAGCTCTACGAGGCCTGCAATGCTGGTGTGCATGTTGAGCTATGCCTCCGAGGCAATTGTTCTCTCATCCCTCAGGCAACAGGCTTTAGTGAGGGGATGTACATTAACTCCATCATCTCTCGCTATCTAGAGCACTCTCGCATCTATATATTCGGGAATGATGGTAAGCCTCGCTACTTCATTGGCTCTACTGACTGGATGGCAAGGAACCTTGATAAGCGTATCGAGGTAATGACCCCCGTGTATGATGAAGATATTCAGCGAGAGCTGGATTTCATCGTTAGCGCTGGGCTATCCGATACAGAGCAAGGCTATTATACTCTTGATGGTGAGGTCTACGCGCGACGGGGTGACTTCCCTCCTGGGACAGAGCTTTTCAATTCTCAGGACGCTATCTATCAATATTACTTGAATCAAAAGAATAAGAGATGAGTAAGTCTCATTACGCTGGTATAGACATTGGCTCAAATGCTGTACGTCTACTCATTAAGTGTCTTAATGAACCAGGGAGCACAGAGCCACTATCAAAAGTTCAGCTAGTCCGTGTACCTCTTCGCCTAGGAGAAGACTCATTCACTGATGGCTCCATCTCAAAGAAGAAGAGTAAGCAGCTCATCAGTCTGATGAAAGCCTATCGGGAACTCATGGAAATCTATGAAGTGACTTCCTTCCGTGCATGTGCTACGTCTGCCATGAGAGACGCCAAGAATGGACCTGAACTCGTTGAAAAAATTAAAGAGAAAACAGGAATACACATAGAGATCATCAATGGTAGAGAAGAGGCCCAACTCATCTCCGCTGACCTCATGCGCTCACTCGAAGGGAAATCCGAGGATACCTTCCTCTATGTAGACGTAGGAGGTGGGAGTACAGAGCTAAACGTAGTGCGTGGACATGAGCTGATTGATTCTCATTCCTTCGATATCGGGACTATTCGCCAGCTCAGTGGCAAGGTACGAGAGGAGGAGCGTCAATCCTTTTGCTCATTCCTTACCCAACTAGCAGCGGACTACTCGGGGCATATCCGTCTCGTTGGAACAGGAGGCAACATAAATAAGCTCCTACGCCTAGGTGCCCCCTCAGAGCGAGCCAACGTAAACCTTCTTCCCGTCTCTAGTCTCCGCTCTGTTGCCGATGAGCTACGTCGCTACACCCCTGATCAGCGAATGCAACTCTTCCGTCTAAAGCCTGACCGCGCAGAGGTAATTGTACCAGCAGCTGACATCTTCTTGAAAGTGGCAGAGATAACCGGCGGAACAGAAATCATTGTCCCGACGAAAGGGCTAGCCGATGGTATTGTAGATTCTATCTGCCCCATAATAGTGTAGTTTGCGAGGGAAACCATTTGGTGTATAAGGGCTTTATAGCTATCTTTGCACACGAAAAGGGGAGATATGCACTTGCAATTTCCTTATTTTAGGTCCTATAGCTCAGTTGGTTAGAGCACCTGACTCATAATCAGGGAGTCCTTGGTTCAAGCCCAAGTGGGACCACAACAAGAAAGTATAGGAAAGTCAATCAGTTATATATGCAATTAGGTGTATTTCTGGTTGGCTTTCCTTCTTGATTGTAGACTAAAAAAGCCACATAAGCAGATAAAAACACCCCCAATATGTTGTTTTTACTTACACCACAGCTTACACTTTTCTGATATGCCCACCTTCAAAGCCAAGATAAGGAAGCGGAGAGCTAACGGTTTCCATTCCGTTTACATCCTCTGCACGCATAATAGCTCGCTCTCCTACATCAAGACTGACCTCGTTGTGAGCGATGGGGGAGTAAATGATAAAAGTGAGGTTACTGATAGCCGAGTCCTAATGAGAGTTAATTCTATCATCTGCTCGTACTATGACCAATTGCAGGGGAAGAGGGTAGATAGACTTACGGCCAAGGAGATAGTGGAGATGTTGACTGGGAATGGAGATGAAGGAATCTCCTTCACGGACTTTGCCTGTTCCTATATACGGACTCTCTCCTCTCGAGGTGTAAAGCGTGCTGATAACTATAGATATGCCCTTAATAGCTTCATGTCGTTTGTTGGGAAGTCCGATATATGCTTTTCCGAAATCACCTCAAAAATACTGCGAGAGTGGATAGAGAGCCTTAATCATACAAAGAGAGCTAAGAGCATGTACCCTACACTCCTAAAGGCGATATTCAATGCTGGAATGGAAGAGTACAATGATTATGACAGAGGGGTATTACGTGTAGCAAATCGACCCTTTGAGTTCCTAAAGATACCAAGCAGCGACACGCCAGAGAAGCGCAGTGTTAGCGTGGAGCATCTCCGTAAATTCTTTTCCTTCTCTCCCAAGAGCGACCAAGCAAAATATGCACAAGATGTTGCACTCTTAAGCTTCTGCTTGGCTGGAATGAACGTGGCGGACATCTATGAATTGACACCCGAAAACCTACAATGGGACAAGATATGCTACAATAGGGCAAAGACCAAGGGTAAGAGGGGCGATAGAGCGTATATAGAGGTTTCTATCCCTCTGGAGGTAATGGGGACGATTGAAAGACTATCGGATAGGGCTCGAGAGGGATACCTCCTTAATCTGTCTGCTCGATACTACGATAGGCACACCTGCACGAGCTATATATCACGTGGAATAGCAAAGCTTTGCAAGGAGGCAGGACTACCTCCAATGACCTCTTACTCTTTCCGACACAGCTGGGCGACGATAGCACGAAATGAAGTGGGTGCGAGCGAGGAGGACGTGGCATTTGCCCTCAATCACATATCCGCACACAGAGTTACCGACAGATATATACGCAAGGACTACAGCCGTGTTGATAGAGTGAACACAGGTGTAATATCGTATGTGTTCGGATGATATACGGATGGAGATTAACGTGCGTAAATCGAATTCCTTCGCCTGTTTCTCCACATTATTACTACATTTGCGGAGTAGATGGCATGGTCATCCACATTGCCCATTAGGGCTTTATTTAAGGTGTGCGTGATGATATGTAATCATGCAACGTCTGTAAGGGCGGGGATGAGGTTTTACCTCTCCTCGCCCTAAATACTAAACAAGGAAAGAGGGAAGAAGCCACGAAGTAGCTCCCCTCTCTATCTCCGCCTCTTAATCTGCTTGGTCAGCTCAGCTATGTGCTGTGCTTGCTGTAGAATGACAGCATCCTTACTATTCAGTAGCTCACGGAGTTCTCGCAGCTCGTCAATCAAGCTGGCTGTTCCGCTCTCTCGGAGCATTTCTCCCTCGCCAGTGGCCAGCCACTCTTCCCTAATCTCTGGGATAGTCTTGAGAATGACACGTGTGTCATATGTGCCACGTATACACCACGAACTTATACGTTGTGCGCTAATCCCAAAAATGCGAGCGAGGTCAGAGAGGCTCTCTGCCCCTATATACATCTTTATTGCTTCTATATTGGCAGCGACGTCAGCTGTTACCTTCATTTTTTTTGTTGCCATACTATATATAGTTTTGTTTTCTTGTTGCAAAGATACAAAAAAACAGTCAAAGAAAACGACTATATGTATTATCATGCATTAATCAAAAATTTCATACAGCTGAAAATCAATATATTATCAAGTGTACAGAGAATATTTTGAGCATAAATTTGGTTCATTCAAAATTTAGTTGTAACTTTGCATTGTCAAAGGGTGAGAGACACCCAGCGACACTAACTTATAAACAACAAAAGAAAATGAAAACGAGAATTCAGAGTGTGGTGGTTGCAGGCAAAAGGTATGAGATCCTTTCATACAGCAACGAAAACAGAGTCTATCTAGAAGCAGGCGACATTCTGGGCGTTGTGAACGAAGATAATGCCAGTGAGATCGTGTCAGACCTAGTAGATATAGCTGAAAGTGCAGCTTTTGCAAATGCTCGAAACATGATAGAGGGTGAATCAACACCACACGGCGAGTGTAAAGTCATTATGGGCTTCAACGACATTGAAGGTGAAGGCGCACTTATAACTGTAGAGGTTGAGGTGTATGCTGATGACTCTTTCAATGGCAAGAGATACACCGACATCTCTGTGTGCCTGCCTGAATATCCCTATTGTGAAGATGATGAAAGGTACTCACCTGAATTTGCAGAGCCATACGAAGCTATACGTGAAGAGCTGATGAGCTTACAAAAGCACGAGAGGGTTAGCTCTGACGAGATGGACGAAATCATCGAGGCAAATCAGGCTCTGTATCAAGAATCTGAAGACTAATCTAGTTAATTCTTAGGGCGTCAGCATCACAAACGCTGACGCCCTAAATTTGTAACAATTCTTGGTGAATAGAGGATTGTTGCATGGTTCTTCGTATTTTTACACAAAAAGATATAACACTGTATGGCAAAGACATTTACAGCCTCAATGAGGCAATATCTGAACGAGCACCAGATAGACGAAAACAAGGTTTTGTACTTGACGATTGCAGTAGCTCACCTGCTCCGAATACTTGCAGGTGAGAAAACTGTAGAGTTTAGAGATCTCTCGGATTTCTATATCAAGAAGTTTTTCAAGGTTGAGGGTGACGAAATCACAGGTGTGAAAGACTTCACGCACATCTTGTTTCAGGCAGGCTACTCGCCCACATCGCCTCGTGTGCTGATCGAACTTCAAGATGCAGGCATAAAAGAAGCGTCGCAGGTTGAACCGCTTAGCGACATGGGCAAGCGAATGTTCGCTGAGGCCGAAGTTGAGGGGTACACTGTAGATGATGAGTGGATAGCTCTAGCCCTCGGCAAGGTGTGCATGACTGAAGGCATATAACCAAAGCACCCCACCCACTAGTCACACAGGCTAGCGGGTGGGTAATATTTTTTAACCAACTTAACTATTTTTCATTATGGCAAGAGGAGATAATCTCCGACGTTACAACGGCGTCCGCTCTGGTGTAGCAGCAGAAAACAGGGCGATTAAAAACAGGCCTAGTGGATGGACGGCAGGTGAGGCTCGACGAACACACCGACGTGCAAACTCTAGAGCAATCACAAAGCTACGTGCTGCTGCACGGTAGTCTATGCGCTACGCTATTGAGTGCATACGCCAAATAGCGACGAAGACAGACAAGGTGATACTATTTCACTCGGCAACGGGCAAAGATAGTATCGCCTTGCTCGATTTGTGCTATCCTCATTTCAAAGAGGTTGTGTGCGTGTATATGTACATGGTTGAAGGTCTTGAGCATATAGACAAGTACATCCTATGGGCTAGGCAGAAGTACCCTCAGGTGAAATTCATCCAAGTACCACACTATGCTCTAACTCAGTATCGCAAGGATGGCTATCTCGGATGTACGCAAGACTCTAAGCAGCGTATTAAGTCCCTAAGCGACATAACCGAAGATGTACGAGCTTCTACTGGTATAGATTGGGCTATCTTCGGCTTCAAGCAGTCAGATAGCCTTAATCGACGGGTCATGCTACGCACCTACCCAGACCAGATGATTAACGAGAGTACACGAAAGGCATATCCGCTCTCGCTCTACCTGAACAAGGACGTAGAGAAGTATATCAAGCTAAAGAGGCTCATACCTCCACTCAAGTATGGATATGGCCAGAGTCAAGGCTCGGATGTCACCAATATCCCCTTCCTAATGTTCTGCCGTCAGTACTATCCGCAAGACCTAGACAGAGTATTTGCAACGTTCCCCGAGGCAGAGAAGATACTATTTGACTACCTAAGTTACGACCCAAAATATGAGCAAGGCAATTAAGCAGGCACCATCCATTGAGCTGATGAGGTCTCAGATCAACTTTGCATCTTACAACCCAAGGAAGCTATCCGACGACGCTCGGAAGAGGCTGAAGGCTAACCTCAAGCGGATAGGACTAGCAGGTGGTATCGTGTGGAATGAGGCAACAGGCAATCTCGTGTCAGGTCATCAGAGGCTCTCCATCCTAGACGAGATACAGAAATTCAACCCAGACACAAAAGATAATGACTACCCCATCAGGGTAGAGGTGCTGCGTCTCACCGAGAAGGAGGAGAAGGAGCAGAATATCTTCATGAACTCAGCAACAGCTCAAGGGGAATTTGACTCTGACCTCCTAGCCGCTATGCTGCCAGACATCGACATAGACCTCGCTGGGCTAGATAGCTCCGACATAAGCATCATGATGGCAGAGGCTCCAACATTCGACATAGCCAGCTATAATCAGGCATCCAGCCAAGGCTTCCGAGAGGTTGCTCCAGTCTCCGAGGCAGAGAAACAAGCACGTATAGACCATGTGAAGGAGGTTCGTGCTCAGGTCTCTCAAGGAATGGAAGATGAGTACTACGAAGGTGAAGCTTACGTAACTCTATCATTCCAGAACTACGCAAATAAACTCTACTTCATGGAGGCAATCGCACATCTACTCCCTAATCAAGGTATATTACCATCAGATAAGTATATCAAGGGCGAGCCTGTGCATGAACTCATAGAGCATTAGTGAAACATGGCAAAGAAGAAAAGTGTAACAGCCCCGAAAGATGACACTCGCCCGCGCCCACAGGGAGGTGGACGGAGAAAACTTGCTGTTCCCTCTCTTGATACATTCCGTGAGCTGGCTAAGCAAACACTAGGGAATAAGAGCAAGGTATCGGAGATTCTCGGTGTCTCACGCTATTGCCTGCTTAAATGGGAGAAGGATAACCCCGAGATAGGTGAGATCTTTCGAGAGCAGTGGGGGAAGCGTCTAGATACATACCTAGACACAGCACATGTCCTCGCTATTGGTGTTATTGGTCAAGATGAGAAAGGCAAAAAGGTGTATACTACACCTCCCGACCCTAATATGCTCCGCTTCATGATCGAGAAGTATGGACGTATGGAGGGCTTCGGTGAGGAGGTTACGGTGAATGCCAATGTCAATATGTCCGTTGGTGTTCCTATTCATAAGTGGATAGAGGACAACACGGAATAGTCCTGTTTTATGTCGTCGAGCCTAGGAATAGATGAACAGCGCACCCCTGTACATAAGGTGTATTATCCTTTGTATAGGAACAAGGAAAAGTTCATAATACTTGTCACTGGAGGCCGAGGCTCTGGGAAGAGTTTTGAGGTTGCCCGTGCACTAGAGCGGCTTACGTTTGAGAAGTATAGAAAAATCCTTTTTACCCGATACACCTTAGTCTCCGCAAGCAAGTCCATTATCCCAGAGGTAATGGATAAGATAGAGCGAGATGGCACGAGTGAGTACTTCAAGGTTACGAAAGACCGCATCATCAATAAATACACAGGGAGCGAGATCATGTTTATGGGTATTCTCGCTTCCTCGGGCAACCAAACAGCAAAGCTGAAGAGTATTCAAGGTGTGTCCGTGTTCGTGTGTGATGAGGCCGAGGAGTGGCGCAGCGAAGAGGACTATGACAAGATGGTTCTCTCCATACGAACGAAGGGGATACAGAACATGGTGATTGTTGTGATGAACCCCGCCAGCACCTCCCATTTCATCTATCAGAAATACATCAAAGATACCCACCGTATAGAGTATATCGATGGAGTCCCCGTACAGATAAGCACCCACCCGAATGTACTACACATTCATACGACGTACCTCGACAATCTGGAGTATCTCTCAAAGGAGTTCCTGCAAGAGGTAGAAGATATTAAGCTCAATAACCCAAGCAAGTACGAGCGAGTTGTGATAGGTAGGTGGGCGGATATGAATGAGGGTGCAATCTTCAAGAACTACTCAACGATAGACGCTATCCCCTCCTACATAGGTAATTGCAGTGTGGCTCTCGACTTCGGGTATACGAACGACCCTACGGCTGGTGTGCTTTGTGCTGTACACGGGAATACGCTCTACCTAGATGAGATATGCTATGCTACCCACATGGGGAGTAGGGATATAATCAAAACGCTCCGTCCTTATTCTGCTCTCGACATAACGGCAGACTCAGCCGATCCTCGCCTTATAGACGAGCTTAGAGCTGGGGGTCTCCGAGTGTCTCCCGTCCGCAAAGGTGCTGGTAGTATCATAGCTGGTATAAACAAGATGCTCGACATGAATATTGTCGTCACATCACGGAGCAAGAATATCATTTATGAGCTGGATAACTACTGCTGGGCAAAAGATAAAGACGGGAACTACATAAATGAGCCGATAGACGAAAATAACCACGCTATGGACGCTGTTCGGTACTTCGTTCTAAGGTTCGTTCTCGGGTGGGGCGATACGGAGAGAATGAGAGATTACACGGGTGTGTTTTAGGAAGACAAAACGCTATGATTATGGAGAATTATACAGTATCAAAGGTTAGCGAAGAGAAGGCTAACGAGATCTCCAAGGTGAGATCCAAGTACAAAGATGGTAAGTTCGCTGAACTCCTAAGGCAGTGGGACTACGAGAAGCACGAGGTGATGGATGAGGCTATCCGAAAGGATGATCGTGTGCGAACCAAGGATGAGGTCGTGGATAATTCAGGTCGAGTTATGCAGCAAGCGGAGTTTGAGACAAAGAAGGTAAACCGCATAGCCACCTCACTTGAGCAGACGATAGTGGAGATACAAACAGCGTTTATCATCGGTCTAGACCCCGATCTCCAAGCCAAGCCTCGCAACGAGAACGAGAAGCACATGCTTGAGGTTATCGGTGACACAGAGAGCAAGAATAAAATTCGCTTTGTCAATCAGCGTGTAGTGAGGTCTTTGCTCTCGGAGACCATGGTGGCTGAATATTGGTGGTCAATCGAAGACCCCGAGTTCTACGAAGATAAGCCCTATGCTGGTACGGCTAGGACAAGGCTTCGTTGCGAGGTGTGGTCTCCCTTTCGTGGTGATAAGCTTGTGCCTATCAAAGATGCCTATGGCGATCTCGTCCGTTTCTATCGTTTCTACTCCATCAAGGACGACAATGGCATCGAGATACAGAGGCTCATGGAGATAGACAAGGATGTAGTTACGTTGTATGAGCACCGCACAGGGGCAGACGCAGGATGGGTGGTACTCCGACAGACTGCTCATGGCTTTGGCAAGATGCCAGTAGTCTACATGGAGATGGAGAGGGCCCTCTGCGACAAGATCCAATCTAAGCGTAAGCGCATAGAGGAGCTGGAGAGCAACTTTGCAGACTGCATAAACGATAACTTCTTCCCCAAGGTGCTAGTTAATGGGATGGTTCGTGGCGTGCAGAAGTCTGGAAAGACGCAGACTATCGAGATGAGCGGAGAAGGTGCAGACGTTCGATACCTCACATGGGATCAGTCCACCAACGCAGCGGAGAGTGAAATATCCAGACTCATAGATGACTGCTTCACGCTTACGATGACCCCACGTATAAGCCCCAAGGATCTCCAAGGGCTGGGTAGTGCCCTATCGGGTGTTGCCTTCAAGTACGTGTTTATGGGGGCTCATATCTCCGTACGAAAGCACGAGGAGATTATCGGTGAGTACCTTTCACGTAGGTACAGCTTCCTCAAGCGAGCAATATCCTTGCAGGTTCCAGCCATATCATCTGGACGATCTCTGCGTATAGACCCTGTGCTAGTCCCATTTACGATAGAGGAAAGCACTGGTGAAAAAACTAAGGAAAAGCAAAAAGAATCAGAAGAGTAGTAGATTACTCACTTCGTCGATAACGCCCCATCTAGGTTTCTAGGTGGGGCGTTTATCTTTCTGTATACTAGAAAAATGTAACATTTGGAAGGCTTCTCCTACTATGTAAAAACGTTTGATATTCTTTTGCTAATAAGCTTTATCAAAGGAATATGAAAACTAAAATCTTACAGGCACTCAAACAGAGGTATTCCAATCTCGGGGTGGGTGAAAAAGCGTTTGATGGGGTGGCTGACCTGCTATCAAAAACCATCACTGAGGAAGGCAAAATCGAAGAAGGCGTTGGGTATGCCGAAGCATTCCTAAAGGCTTATCAGTCAGACCTTGACAAGGAGAGAGGTTCTGCCTCTCAGCTCCGAAAAGAGCTAGAAGAGCTGAAAAAGCCCAAGAAGGAAGAGAAAAATACGCCAACGACCCCCAGTGAACCTAACGGGGAAATCTTGAAGCAGGTTCTTGAAACACTCCAAGCACAAGGCAAGGAGATCCAAGCACTTCGTGGAGAGAGGTCACACGAGGGTAAGCTGTCGCAGATTAACGCTCTACTCGCAGAGAAGAAGGTCCCAACTTCATTCTCTGTCATGGCTCTGTCTGGCCGTACGTTTGACGAAGGCACCAATATTGAGGAACTCGTATCTAACATCGAAGAAGGGTACAAGAAGCTCCAAGAGGAGGTAGCTAATGAGACGTTCAAGGGTGGAGCTAAGCCAGATTCAGGTGGAGGTGGCACAGGCGACGAGCTAGATGCCATCATCACCCAAACGAAGGAGGGGACAAAATCAATCCTTAACGAAAAATAAAAATGTCAAGAATGAGTTACAAGGAGGATGTATACATCCCCATGGAGGAGCTCTATCGTGTAGATACGGGCTACCGCATGTCGGGAGGTTTCAATCTCTCCATCCAAGGTCTGACAGCAGGGGCTACCGTTCCTCCGCTGGCTCCTGTATCGGTGGATAAGACCACCCGTACAGCTACGCTACTCAAGCGTGTCCGTGTTTTGGAAGCTGGGTCTGCAGCTAAGACTCTCAAGGTGTCTAAGTTCTCTCAGGTTACCGCAGGTACGTTCCTTTCCAACGGGACGGCGACACTCACCGTGGCTAGTGTAGATACCTCCGATAAGGACTTCGACCTCATCACGGCGAAGGCTGACACCTCAGCATTCACTCTTGGGGCTATCCTCTACGAGGCTACCGACGCTTCGGCTAACAAGTCTAAGGGAGTGGCCGACTACCTCATCTATGCACCAACTAAGGTAGAGGAAGGGGCAACCATTACAGCCCTTGCCCGTGCCTTTGAGGTTCAGACGAGCAAGCTCTACATCCCCCTAACAGAGGATGACAAGAAGAGCCTGACCGACCGCTTCATCTTCGTATAACTCCAGCCTACTAACCAACCAAAACCAACTATGAATATTACAATAGATAGCTTGCTGGGGAAGCCTGAGTATATCTCGGCGATAGTCGAACGAAGCCTAGCAAATCAGAGGGATGATATTATCCTGGGTAACTACCTTGGGTTTGACATCACTACCTCCCGTGTGTTTAAGTCTCTTTATGGGATGACAACGGCTGTGCGTATGGGGTCTGTTATTGACAGAGGAGCGAGCAAGCCACTCCGTGGACGTCGGTCTATTGGAGAGGCTACACTAGAGGTTATTGACCTTGGTGACCGCTTCCAGATGGATAATGACAGACTTGAGCGTCTTCAATCTCTCTTGAATGGGCTTAACCGGGGACGTGTATCTGTCGAGACTGTGAACAACTTCATCGTTGAAGACTTCAAGGAGGTATCCACAGCTCCATACAAGCGTATGGAGAAGGTGTTCTTTGACCTGCTCTATGACGGGAAGGCATCCGTCAAGCTAGAGGACAACCCCCTAGGTGTTCAGATCGTAGACATGGAAGTACCCATCCTATCTGAGAAGGCTAAGGCAGCAGACAAGGATCACCTAATCGAGTTCCTCGTGTCCATCGTCAATAAGTACTCCTACCTGCGGTTCGCTACTATGGAGATGAATCAAGCTACGTTCTTGAAGTACTTCGCCAAGAGTGCCGAGCTTCTAGGTAAGTACAAGGTGACGCAGGGTGGTACAGAGGTGACCATTACTGGTACTGTTCCTCTCAGTGCTGTGAACTCTATGCTAGAGGCTCTAGACCTGCCCACCATCCGTATTGTACGGAATGTCGTTACAGACATCAATGGTAACGTCCACAGCCTATGCCCTGATAACAAGATCGTGTTCCTCCCAGCTGGTCAGATCGGTAACATCCGATACAAGTCTCCTTATGAGCTTAGTGATAGAGTCGGAGGGAAGACGTACACCGTACTGGCTGGAGACCACATGGTTGCTTCTGAGCGAACCAACGAAGGTCGCTTCCTCGAGTATGAGTGTCACTGGGTGCCAGAGATTGTCGTTCCCAAGCGAATTGTCTCTATCGACCTAACTGCTATCAAGTAGGAGGCATAGGTATGACTATTCTCGAATACATTCTGGAGAAGTACAGAGCTATGGGGGTGAACCTCAGTGAGGGCTATGTTCGTACGCTTCTCATAGGCAAGGTGAATATACATGAAGATGTGTACGCCTATGGAGGAGATAGAGTTCATCGGATCTTTATTGAGAGCCTACCAGAGTCTCTTCTTATGCCGTCCTCGGTGAGTGAGCTTGGGGTGTCAATCTCTCGCTCCTCCCGTGAGGCGGTGGAGAAGTACTATCGAATGGAATGTAAGAGACTAGGTATTCCTGATATTCTCACAGAGAAACCAATAGTGAAGTTTCGATGATCTACATCAACGGATACATACAAGAGCTATATGCTTCATCGGAGGCTTCTTTTGACTCTAGTGGTAGACCCATTAAGTCAGAGGTGTGCGAGGGTGAGCTTATACCTTGTATGCTCCGTTCGTCTGTAGATGATAAGAAGGGTGAATACAAGGATGGAGGATATTCCAGATATGCATACGAGGTACACATGCAACCCTGTGTTATAGGGGCTAAGCGTGTACGCCTCTATCGTTCGGATAAATCTATTGTTGGAGAGTTTGTTGTTCAGAGCTGGAATACTGCCTCCATCCTTAATTTCACTCAGGTGTTTGTCGGCTAGATGTATGGAGTTCACAGAGTTTATGGATGATTTTAGAAAGGATACCATTAATGGCATTCTTGAGGATCTCAAATTCATTGCTCAAGGGTGCTACGATGAGGCGATGAGGCGAAAAAGCTTCACCAACGACTCTGGTGCCCTAAGTAGCTCCATTGGATGGGCAATAAGCCTAAATGGGGCTATTGTCTACTCGGGCGGTCTTGTGTCCGTCGGTGAAGGTGGAAGCATTGGGCAAAGTCAAGGTCGTAGAGCTATTGATGAACTGGCAAGGGGTGGTGGTATAAAGCTGATACTCGTTGCTGGTATGGACTATGCCTCCGAAGTGGAAGCTAGAGGTTTTGATGTAAATACCTCTGGAGAACTACTAGCCGATGAAATGATTTCATGGTGGCTTGAACATGCGTAAGACAGGACTTGCCATAGAGGAATATATCTACCAACTGATGGTTGCAAACCTAGTGGTTGGTGGAGGAATATACCGAAATGGGACACGCCCGTTCGACAGCAAAGGTGAGGACGCTGTTGTGTCGTTTCTCTCTGGGCGTGACGGATGGGAGGGCTTCTCCCAGTCTGGGATAGTCAATATCAATGTCTATGTTCCGAATATCGAGTTTAACTCTCCTTACTTGGTGAAGGATGTGGCTCGATGTGAAGCAATAGAGGAGCAACTTCTATCCATCATAGAAAACCATAAGACGGGAGATTTCCTGCTAGAGACAGACGGAACACCTACAACGTTTACCGATGGAGACTTCAACGTGGTGAACATCAGAGTTAAATACAGGTACAACAGAATTTAACAACTATATAATTATGGCTTATCAAGAAACAAGTAGGACTGCATGGGACGGTCTTAGCTTCCTTGTGGGAGAGTGCAATACCACTGATATTTCCAAGATGCCAACAGCAACAATGCTGAAGGTGTTTGGGTACATCAAGCAGGGAAGCTTCTCCATCAGTACGGAGGCTGGTGAAAAGAAGGAATGGAAGGATGTGAATGGTGAGCTTATCGACTCTCATCAGAGTGAAGGTAAGCTTATTGTCAGCTTCCATGTCAAGAACTTCAACAAGGGTGTGATGGAGAAGATCTTCGACGTCACAGAGAACGCAGACAAGCTAGAGGTTAAGAGCTTCTCTAGCTCCAAGGAGATTGCACTCAAGATCGACACCACGGTCTCAGGGGCTGAGGTACTCGAGATCCCACGTGCCAAGATTAGCGGGGAAGTGAAGTTCGAGGAAGGGGCAGGGTATGGCGTAGACATCACCGTGACCGTCCTCCCCACCAAGGTAGGTTCGCCCAAGCTCTATATCAGCAAGAAGGCTTAGGCTATGGGTATCCCATTCTTCCGCAAGAAGAGTACAGAGCAATCAGTATCGGATACGCTCCTTTCGGGGGGCGTATCCGTAACTCTAGGCTCAAAAGAGTATACGGCTACTGCTCCCACTCTCGCAACATGGATAGAAGTGTCTGCACTAGTTGCCAACCTGTCCGATGTTGAGGTGAGCGATGTATCCTTGTACCACCTTATGTCTCTTGGAGCAGACGCAGAAGCCTATGCTAGGATACTTGCTGCGTTCATTGCTGGCGTACAGAAGGGGAACAGCAAGGGTCGTGAAGCCCTCTATCAGGAGATCATTCATTCAGCCTCTGTACAGCAGATCACAGATGCTCTTTGCTCCATCTTAGAGACATCGAATGTACAAGGGCTTTTTATGCTTACCACTTCCCTGAAACAGGCCACAATAACGAAGCCCACGAGGGAAGTGGTGAACGAAACGACAGTCCTTGGGCAAGAATAGGAAGTTTTGCTAAGTACTACCACTTACCATTTGACTACATCCTATACGAACTTAGCTACGTAAACTTCATACTATACTCTCGAGCTATACCAACGTATAAGTCACCAGAAAAAAACAGTACAGATGGGGGAGGTGACAGTTCTAGCACGTCTGGAATGAGTTCGAGCCAGCTTATAGATGCATTAAGAGGCCTACAATAACACGATATGGCACAGAAGAAGTTCGCTGTAACACTAGACACTGCAGAGTTCCTCAAGGAGACACAGACGCTGGAGGAGTCTTTTGGTCACCTCCAAAAGACAGTACAGACCTCTATGAAATTCCCTTCACTTAGCCGACCTATAAGTGAGGCTAGAGAAGAGGTTAATTTACTTGGAGGTGCTTTCCAACGTGTGGCTGGTCTAGCAGCGAGTATCTTCGCCGTAAATGGTGTTCAGAGCTTTGTGCAGAAGCTCTATAGCATACGTGGAGAGTTCCAACAGCTGGAGATCTCCTTCCAGACAATGCTTGGTTCAGGTGCTAAGGCTAGGGAGCTAATAGACCAACTTGCACAGACCGCTGCATCCACCCCCTTCGACCTCCAAGGAATAGCGAACAGCGCAAAGCAAATGCTTGCCTATGGCTTTGCAGCTGACCAAGTGAACGACACTATCGTACGTTTGGGTAACGTCGCCTCTGGCCTCTCCCAGCCTCTAGGTGATATAGTCTACCTCTATGGCACTCTAAAGGCATCTGGACGTGTTACGAATATCGACATCCGCCAGTTTGCCAACCGAGGGATACCGATCTATGAGGAGCTGGCTAAGGTGATGGGCAAGAATGTAGACGAGATAAATAAGCTGGTTACCGCAGGTAAGGTTGGCTTCCCCGAGGTCGAACAGGCGTTCAATAATATGACCAACAAGGGAGGTAAGTTCTACAACCTCATGCAGGAGCAGAGCAAGAGCCTCACTGGTCAAATCTCCAACCTACAAGATAACCTCGATATGATGTTTAACAACATCGGTAAGTCTCAGGAGGGTATCTTGAACCTAGGGCTAAAGGGTGTCTCCTTCCTCATCGAGAATTACGAGAAGGTCGGAAAGGTTATCGCAGGGCTCATTGTCACCTATGGAGTGTATAGAGCGGCTTTAATAACAAACATAGCCCTCACTCGTAGCTGGGCTGTAGCAGCAAGGCAAGATGCCATAGCTAAGGGGATACAGACTATAGCAACTAAGTCCGCTACTCTCGCCACCAAGGGGCTTACTTCAGCTATCGCAGCTAACCCATTAGGTGCAATAGCTGTAGCCCTTACAGCTGTAATAGGTCTTATGTGGGCATTCTCCGACTCTACGACGGCAGCAGAAAAGGCACAGGAACGCTTCAACGAGGAGAAGAAGAGAGCAGATGATGCAGATAGGGAACATAAGTCCACTGTCGAGGAGTTGCTCCGTGTCGCCCAAGATGAAGCCAAGAGTACAATAGAACGTACAGAAGCACTCGAACAGCTACGTAAGTTTTACCCAAACATATTCTCCCAGTACGACATCGAGAGCCTAAAGCTGTCCGATATACTCAACCTCAAAAGGCAGATAGCAGAAGAGGACGGGAAGACGAAGATCACGACTACAAAATCTGAGTTAGAGAAGGCAGAGAAGGAGTATAAGGAGGCTAGTAAAAATCTTGCAAATCAAAAGAGGCAATCCTCCAATGGGTCTCTTGGGGATAGTTGGTTGCGTTATCAAGCACAGAAGAAGTTTGATAAAGCCAAGGCGTATCTCGATCTGAAAAAGCGAGAGTACGGCAACCTACACGACAACTCCCTGCTAGACCCCGATAAGCTTGCCAAGGCGACCGACAAGGAACTGGAACGCTACAAGGCACAGATACAAAGTGCCATCAAAAAGGGCAAAGAGGTTTCAGAAGGAAGGCGCATTGTACTAGGTGATGGTGCGGACTTCTTCGGTGAACGTACATCGAAGGAGTGGGAGGCCATGCTTGCACGTGTCACGAAGCAACAAGAACTCCGAGGAAAGACCTTCAAGTCGTTTTCCGAGCAGATGGCGCAAGCCAAAAAGGACGAGGAGAAGGCGCGTAAGGATCTACAAGCATTCAATGCTCTCTCATCTAAGCAACTTGCACAGAAGAGAGCAGAAGAAATAAAGAAGGGTAACTACGGCTGGGACGCCGATGATTACCGAAAGAAGCTACAGAACGAGCTAAAGGAGAAGGAGACCATCCGAAAGGATGTAGAATCACGCTCGGGGAAGTCTTCATCTAGCTCTTCCAAAACCTCTACGGCCGTAGAGAAAGCCAGAGAGGAAGAAGAGAGGCGTCAGCAGTCACTCCGATATGCACGAGAGGAGGCAAAGGCGCAACGTGATAGCCAGCTCCAGCTAGACACCGAGAGGGTAGAGCTTATGGAGAGTGGCTTTGCAAAGGAGATGGCTCAACTCCAGCTCCGGCACAGGCGAAAGATGGCCGCCCTCGATGACCAAGTTCAAGAACGTCTATCAAAGATACAAGAGCAACGCAAACTAGAGTGGGAAGCTACCCACAATAGCAAGAAAGAGGTGTACCGAGCTCCAAGTCTCAAGGAATCTGACCTCAGCGACACTGACCTCAATCAGATACTCATAGGAAGAGAGCTGGCTGACCAAGCTTTTGCCCAAGGTCAAGAGAAGATCTTGAGAGACCTACGTAGCAAGTATCTATCCTACGAGGAGCAGAAGACTGAGGTCAAGAAGAAATATGAGGAGGAGCGCAAGGTGATAGACCAGTCCACTATCTTATCCGACGAGATGAAGTCCTCTGTGCGTATTCAGATGGCACGTAAGGAGGCCGAGGAACTAAAGGCTATCGACAACGACCGATACGAGCATACGCAGAAGACTAACGAGCTTATGGTGGAACTCTTCCTACAGCAGGGAGAGCGTACTACAGCTCAGATGCGTAGCACGATAGATAAGACAAAGGAGCTGCTTAGCTACTTGTACAATACGAAGTCCGCAGACCTTGCCCCTAAGTTTGGTTTGTCTTCCGAGGAACTGCAATCTATCCAGTCTTCACCAGAAAAGCTTAGAGCAATAACAGATGCCTTAAAGAACCTGCAAGATGAGCTAGGGAATACATCTCCTTGGCAGTCGTTCACCCTGAACATGGAGACTGCACTATCTCAAGGCAAACAGGCGTGGGCAGACTATAGAAAAGCCAGAGAGGAAGCACAGAAGGCGACCAACGACCAAGACAGGGCAAGAGCCGATAAAAAAGCTAGTGAGTCACTAAGCAAGGTTGGTCTCTCTGTATCGAAGGTAGGCAAGGGTGTAACAGATGCTATTCCTCTGGTTAAGGAGATGGGGACTGCTTTGGGTTCAATCTTTGGAGATAGCGATCTATCAGATGAGGTTCAGAACCTAACCGAAGCTCTTACATCACTCTCTGGTGTCGCCTCTGGCATAGGTAGCATCATGAGCGGGGACATTCTAGGAGGGATAACCTCTCTTATCGGCGTTGTTGGTTCTCTATTCTCTAAGGCTCAAAAGGTCGAAGCTGAGATGATGGAGAAAAGGCGTAAGGCTGTCGAGGCTCTCACTAAGGTTCAGCATGAGTACACGCAGGAGCTGATGAGGCAGAACCTAGCTTACGAGAGAGGAAGCACAATCTTTGGCGAGGATACATATGGCAAGGCGAGGAACTCTGTCGAGGTGGCACGTAAGTCCCTATTAGAGCTTCGCAAGTCTATGAAGTTCACGAAGCAGGAACTGTCAGGGAACAATATTCTTGACTGGTTCGGTGGAGGTCTTACCGAGAGCGGTTTTGGTTCAAAAGCAAATAGGTCAATAAACAATCAGATTGCTGACATACTACGCCAGCGAAACCAAGGAGACTACGACAAGCTACTAAACCTTCAAGTAAAAACGGGGTCTCACAAGACGGGCATCCTCTGGTGGAGAAAGACGGTAGATGAATTTAAATCTCTCAAGGACTTATACCCCAATCTGATAGACGCCAATGGGAAGCTAAACACCTCTTTAGCTGAGAGCATACTAAAGAGTCATGAGTTTAGAAATGGGCATAAGGAGGCTCTACAGCGTAGCTTAGAACTAGCCAAGCAGTATGAGGAAGCCGTTAAGGTAATGAACGACTACCTCAAGGGAGTGTTTGGCTCGCTAGGTTCATCCATCACTGACAGTCTAGTTAATGCCTTCCGTAGGGGAGAGGATGCGACAAAGGCATTCACCTCTAGCGTGAGCGAGCTTCTCAATAACTTCATAAAGCAAATGGCATACTCCTCTTTCATCGCACCTATCTTCGAGAGGGCGCAAAAGGAGGTGTCAGCCATAATGGGAAAGAACGACCTCAATGACTCTGATCGGTTCAGCCAGATAGCAGACGCCCTTCGTAGGGCTATGGATAGTGCCAAGAGCATAGAGCCAAGCTTTAGGAAATTCATAGAGGAACGGGACAGGGAGGCAAAGAGCCGAGGCTTTGACACCGCAGGAACAGCCTCCGACACACGTTCCGCAACAGCAAAGGGAATAGCACAAGCTTCACAAGATAGCATAGACGTACTCACAGGTTTGTGGCATACAAACGTCCTCCTATCGGAGCGTACGGCCAATGCAACGGAGAGGCTGGTATCTATAATGGACGGGAGGAGCTCGATAGTCCTCCCAAGCTCAAGGGATATGGGACTCGATCAGTTCGGTGTCATCACCGAGAAGATGTACAAGGAGCTACAAGCCATACAGCGCAACACCCTAGCAGGGGCGGAGGCTGGTGAGGCTATACGCTTCATCCTATCGGAAATGGGAAGCAATGGCATAAAGATACGCAGGTAATATGAAGGTGACCCTATCGCTACAAGACGGCACAGTTAAGCAGGCCACCTTAATGAGGGGTGGACTTGCAGTGCTCGCCTCTCTCCCCCCTACGGACGAGCCAGACACTAACGACTGGGGGGACGAGGACGGGAGAGAGGTAGACACAATACAGCCTATTCGTCTCTCGGTGGAAGATGTGTCGATCCCTCTGTGGGCGACAACGGACATATTTAGCAAAGCTCTATCATCAACAACCGCCTACCTATCTGTGTCAGGAAAGGTATTCACCCTTAGGCCAAAGAAGGTGGAAGAGCTAGAGAGGACTCCTAACGGGTGGTTTGGGAAACTGGTATGTACACGTATCCCCGAACAGGTGACCATCACGTCGGCAACCGATCCTATGGACTTCTCCGCCTTTGGATGTGTCATTTTGAACGATGTGAGGAAAGAGCCTATCTACATGGCTCCATCCATTAAAGAGACTCCATTTGTAGATGATGTAGAGGGTAGGTTGTACCTAGATGGCGGTAGGACACTTAGGTCTTCATTTGAGCTGGAGGTTCCCCTGCTTATGGTCGCTTCATCCATGACCGACCTATGGAATAAGAGGTCTATGCTCTTAGATAAGTTGGTCGCTAAGGGGCTACGGACAATAGCACCTATCACAGATGGGGCGGCAACATACAGGGGCTATTATGCATCTTGCACATCCAAGGATGACCCTGTTGTTATCGATGGGGCTGTGAAATGGAGCTTTACACTAACATTCGTAATTACAGAAATATGATACGAGTTTATTCGGGAGGGAAGTCCGTTAATCTCCCCACTAGCCAAGAGAGCTACCACGAGGTGTCTGTAGGGGCTATACCCAAGGTTGTAGTGGAGACAACAAGCAACCGAGAGCTCAACATCGGCATAGGTGCGTACTGCACATTCAGAGGGGAGAAGTACTACCTATTCACCGCTCCTGAGGTGGTGAAGCGGTCACGGCATGAGTACCAATATAAGCTAACTTTCTATGGAGAGGGGCAAAGGCTTGCACTTACTAAGTTCAAGTTCCTAGTTGATAAGCCAAACGATGTACGACTGAAGTTCTCACTCTCTGGAACGCCTCGTTTTTTCCTAGAGCAGATAGTACGCTGTATGGGTGGAGAGTGGAAGATTGGCACATGCCTAGAGGCTACCTCACAGGTGCTATCATTCAACCACGAAGACTGTCTAGCCTCTCTTTCTCGACTAGCGGACGCTTTTAAGACTGAGTGGAGGGTGGAGGGCAAAACCATACACCTATGCAAGGTGGAGGGAGATAAGACCAAGGCTATACCTCTATCCTATGGACGTGGTAATGGGGTGTTGCCTGGGCTGTCAGTCGAGAATGATAACGAGCATACACCTGTTGGGAAGCTCTACGTGCAGGGAGGCGATCGAAACATAGATCCCAATGTGTATGGGTCTCGTACCCTGCACCTCCCAAAGTCTAAGCAGATAGTCTTTGAAGGTCACACCTACGTGTCCGATTCGAAGGGTGAAAGCCTATCCATAGATGGGATAACGCTAGATGGACGTAGGGAGGATAGCTATGATGGTACAAACGTGTACCCACAACGTGTAGGTGTCATTTCTGACGTTGAGAGGACCAAGGAAGGCCACTACAATATCCTAGATAAGGACTGTGATGTTGACTATGCCAAGTATCGAATAGCTGGAGAGAAGGCAACCGTCACCTTTCAGTCGGGTAGGCTAGGGGGTAGAACCTTTGACATTGCACAGGATAAGGAGGTGCTAAAGTATGACCACAGCACAAAACGCTTCCTACTCGTAAGCTCCGAGGAGGACGGTCTTACCCTTCCAGAGCCGAAGGCATTCTATCCAGAGGTGGGAGATAAGTATGCCGTATTCGGAGTACGTCTCCCCAATGAGTATCTAGCAAAAGCAGAGGAGGAGCTGATGAAATCAGCTGTCCGATACTTTCATGAAGCTCTCCAACCTAAGGTAACATACAAGGCAGAGCTAGATGGCATCTATGCACAGAAGAACTGGGGGGCTATTGGGTCTAAGCTGGTACTTGGGCAGTTCGTACACCTTACGGACACCGAGCTCAATATAGATGACAAGGTGCGAATAACGGCCATACGTACGAAGCTATCCAAGGAGTACAAACCTCAGATAACTCTATCCAATAACATTCAAGCACCATCCTTTAGCTCTACTCTAGGCAAGCTGGAGAGCGAAGAGGTGCAGAGACACGAAGAGGTTAAGCAGGTGCGCCGAGAGTCCTCTCGTTCGTACGCACAGGCATCCGCTATATCGGAGGGTATAGTAAAGGCTCTATTGAAGAACTTCACGGAGGGAATTAGCCCTCTTATGGTTAAGACCATGCAGTTACTGGTGGGAGATCCAAGCTTGCAGTTTGTCTTCATCGAAGGTCGCAGATCGGATAGGATAGTCTCCCTAGATGTGTCTTACGACAATGGTAGAGAGGTGCTGTATGTGCCTAGCTCAACCTTGCGTCACATGACGATAGGCATCAGTTCCATCAGCTCTAAGCATGATAAGTCAGAGTATAAGGAGTGGGATGTGAGCAATCTAGAGTACTCTGTCAGGAAAGATGTTGGTCTTCTCTACCTGTACGCAAGATGTAATAAGACCTCACGTGAAGCTTCATTTGTAGCATTAGAAGATGCAGTGGGTATGGAGCATGAAAGTGGTTATTACCACTTCCTTGTTGGCATCTTGGGGGGGCTCCCAGACCGCTCGTTCACCCGCCTCTATGGCTTCACCGAAATTTTGCCTGGGCAGATACGCACGGAGAAGATAGGCACGCCCGACGGAAGCGCATACTTCGACCTAGTCAGTGGCGTAATTGCCTCGAAGATGATACGCTTCATCCACCCAGATGGAAGCGAACATCCCTACCATCACAACGACTACCTGCACAAGGCGATAGCCGACGGCTCAACGGACATCCTCGGAGGCCTCCTCCTTGCTAGCTTGATAGGCGCAAAGGATGCGAAAGGCATCGTCCGCTCATACCTTGCGGGAGACATGGCAAAGCCCGCATTCGCAGCTGGTGTCACCGATTTTGGGAAGCCAACGGAGAAGGCTATCACTGAAATCAACCACGACGGCACGGGTCATATAGGGGCGATGCATATAGAGCAGGGAGGACGAGTAGCGTCCTTCAAGCAGGGGGATAAGGAGATAGTGCGTATAGGGGGTGCGCAAACACCGCTTGAGCAACTCCTCGGTGGTGCTGGGCAGAACGACACGGGAGAAAGACCATTTTACAAGGTCGAATACAAGCAGTCCTCGTTCGATTCTGACGCAAAAATCGTGTCTCTTGGAACTATGTCTCTAAGGGTGCTTCACGATGGCTCTTACGTTGAGGTCGTACTTCCTTGGGATATATCCGTTAGGAATGAAAACGTGGGGAAGACCAAAATCGAATCTAAAGCTATGATTAAGGTGACAATCACCAATAGCAAAGATGAGGTAGTAGGAGAGGTGTACAGGGAGTGGCTTCGAAGCCCTAGTGATGGGGGTTGGTTGAGCAGAATCAACCACCCACATACCATAACACTTAGAGGTTTGAAGAATGACATCTATCTCCTTTCTATCGACGCTCGTATATCAACGCAGATTGTAGAAGGAGATAGGTATGGTGCAAGCCCTTCATACACGCACTTCTCTAGCAAGCCCTTCAACGCTCAATACACCATAAAGGGGGTGAATAAGGGGGTAAAGGAGATGGTGCTTGGCGACAATGGGCTGAGCGTCTTCCTCGAGTTCGCGAAATTCCTGTACATCAACAGCAACCCTTCAAGCTCCTATCCGTTTGTGACATTGAGGGGCAAAACGGACATGCCAGGCGTTCTCCTCGCAGGACAGGTGAACGTGTCTGGGGGAAATGTGGAGTTTGAACGTATCTGGGGGGCGTATGGCAAAGGTTGCACAATACAGCGAGTTGCAAATGGAGTGTACAGAATCTCCCACAGCATCGGTCATCATGGCTATATCGTCGTTGCAAACAGCCTCGGAGCGGGGGCGCAGACGGCCTCCGCAGGAAGGATAACCGATACGACCTTCGACATAACGACCAAGCACCACGACGATAGCTGGAACATCATAAACTTTAGCTTCGTCGTCATCGGAGACAACTATAAGCAGTAATTCTATATAACCAAAAACCAACTATGACATTAACGGAGATTCAAGGCTACTTTGATTTTAGCCTATTTAACAAGGGAGAGTTCACGCTGGGAGCGGTCGTTATCCTACTCTGCTATGCCTCCATCCTCATTGTGTGCGCTATCGATGTACGTAGTGCTATACGAAGAGATAAACGATTTGCCCACGAGCTGGCAGTGAAGTCTATCGAGGAGGGGCGAGAGACGGGGGAGCTTGAAGACGTCGTAAAGAAGCTATCGCCCAAGCTCAATAGCTGGGGTATCAAGCGGACTATCGCAAAGCTAGGCACGTACTACAACGTCTTGTTCGCCGTGGGCTTCCTTGATATTTTATTGATGGTTACCGACGTTTGGGGGCTTGTTCGTGTGGCGGAAGTGCCGTACGCCTCAATGGTAATATCGCTTATCTTCCTTGGCAATGAAGCCTTGTCTATCTGGGAGAACAGCCCTAAACGAGACAAGGATAACGTAGTGAAGAGCTTACGGAGGTTTAGGCAAACCGCCAAAGACCTATCCGCAGAGATTTCGGGCGACGACGTCAAGGAGCTACGCCAGCTGCTTAGCGAGATTAGAGATAACCAAAATAGATAGGTGATGAACACAGAACATAAGTACTTCACCCTTGAGGAGCTGACGAAGAGCGATACAGCTCTTTCGTATTCGATAGACAATACCCCGCCAGAGCGATTTGTGCCTAACCTGCACCGACTGATGGACTACCTAGACAGAGTTCGGGAGACCTACGGCAAGCCTATACGTGTGTCCTCTGGGTATCGCTCTCCTCATCTAAACGCCCTAGTTGGTGGGTCGTCCTCCAGCCAGCACAAGCAGGGACTCGCCGC